GAAAGCCCGTTCACCTTTTAGATGTATACTTGGTCCGTTTAAATTAAGCAGAATGCGTTTATATCACGTTATAAAATCGAAATTTTATTAGATACAAAAAAACGCCACCCAAATAAGAATGACGTTTTTCTGATATATGTGCCAATACCAAATAAATAGAAGGTTAACTATATTTTAGCTGATTAATCACGCAACGCAAGCTATATGGAAAATCTTTTGCGACTATTGCCGTACCTCTATTTTGATAGAATAAAGATGCAAGCTCGACAATGATATATTTGAAGCGATCATCTGAACTCATATTATTGTTGCAAGCATTATACAAATACGCTTTTGCTGAATTAAGATAATCAGTTAATAACTGGTCATCATCACTAACATCTAATGGAATATGCAAACTATTTTTTAGTTCGTTCAATAAGCCTGTGTCTGTTGTTGTACCTGCCATTCTAATACCTTCTTTCAAATTAAATTATATGTAAAAAAAAGGCGGTACAATGACCGTCTTTATTTTTAAATTACTTGCCTGCTGTTGCAGTAGTAAGAACCATTTTTACTAAATTGCCGTCAAAATTAATTGGCTCTGCGTCTTCACGAACTCCACAAAGTACTCCAGTTGACCACGAATCGAATTGCTGGTAGGTTGCTGAAACTTGTTCACGTTCAAAGAGAACACACGCTTCACTCAAATCACCAATAATAATTGGTAAACCTGTTGAAGGTGTTGGAAGCAATGTGTTATCAAGGACAACAACCGGAATACCGAAAAGAGTGCCTGCAAAGCCGTCTTGTACGTTTGGTTGAATCAGATATTTACCTTCATTGTCTTTGAGAACGTCCAAATAAGCGAATGAATCAGTGTTCAAAATAACAATCTTATTCTTAAGCCATGGATTAAGTTTGTTTTTAGCATTCTTAATATCATCAAGTGAAGCCACCGTTTGAACGGTTGCAGTATTGACAACGTCCATAATTAATTTGTTAGTCGTGTTCTGAACAAGGTCGCCTAATTGATCTTGAACTTCACTAGCTAAATCAACCGAATTATCATTCAGGAGCTCGTTCGAGATGAGTACACGGCCCATGCGTTCTGGGGTGTTGAACGGAACAGACTTGATGTTAACGTCCGCTTCTGCTACTTGTGCATTTTCTGCTTTGGTCTGCAAAATTGCATTTGAATTTGTAGCAACTGGATAAGTCCCTTGTGAGCTAGTAATTTTTTTAACAGTGACGTATTGAGCTAAATTGTAGTCACCTTTTGCGGGCGTGAACAATGGTGTTACCAATTGTTGTGGCACAATTGCCTTGCCGTTTGCGTCTGTCGTTGCTAAATCACGTCTTTCACCATGTGACTTGATATATTCTTCAAAATTCCGAATTTCCTTTTGAGCCTTGTCTTCTTGTGTTTCTGGTGCAATGATTGTTTTTTCTGCCATGTTTCGTTTCTCCTCTTTTGAGTTATTTTGTTTTTTGTTAATAAATGAATCGTACCCACGTGTTGCAACGCTTGAAGCGTCATATGCTGGAATTGATACCGCACTAATTTCATATAGTGCCTGAATATTTGTAATCAAACGTGTTACAACTCCCGTTGTCGGGTCTTCGCTCCATGCTTCGCCTGAACCGTCATCTGGTAGTTCAAAGCCGAATGACATGCTTGTTACAACGCCTTTTTGGATCAAATTATATAAATCAGCTTCATATGATACTGAATCATCAATATCAACCACAAAATGAAGTCCTTGATCGTCAACATCTAAAGTTAAGCCTGAACCCACCTTCGCAATTGGCTGATTAAAATTGTGATCGTTTAAAAATAGAACTTGTGACAAATCAGTATTCTGTAATGCTTGTGGGTCAATCTGTTCAATAAACCCACCTAAATCTTTCGAGGGTTGATTAAACATCAGGGCATAGCCTTCAAGTTGTTTGCCTGTTGAATCATCACTATCATCTGTTGGTTCGACTGCTCGAATCTCGGACGACTTGATAATTAATTTTTCATTTTGAATCATTGTTTCCCTCCTCATTAGTATCTGTATTATCGTTGCTGTACTTTGAAGCGTTCGCACGGTCATAATCGTTTTCACTCAAATTTTCCAACTGCGAGTAATTGAGTGAACCATAGAAGCGGTTGAGTGCTTCGTTGTCGTTATCACTTGGTTCATCAATATTAAGCGTCTGTCGTGCTTGATAAGGCGTCATGACGCCGTTTTGAATCAAACTAATAAGTGTCTTAGCTTGATCTGAAAAACTTGCTGGCAAAATGTTCGACTTATCTTGACTGATTTCATAGCCTGATAGTTTGTTGTTGAGTTCATTGTTGACACTTTCAAAATAAGGCGTTAAGCCCTGTAAAAACAACGTTTTGAGTGATTGACTTACTGAACTATGCGAGTTTTCCAAACCAATCATTTCTGACGGAATACCAAAAACACTCGCAACTTTTTCACTCGCTAAATTATTGGTTTGAATGGCCTCTAAAAGTCCTTTGTCGACTGAAATCTGTTCAAATTTAATTGAATCATCACTCACCCCAACACCTGATGAAGCAATCTTTTGAAAGTTTTGCCTTAGGTTTTCTTTCGCTGAATCACTTAAGTCAGTTTTTGAGACGTTCAGCATTCCATGAATCCCTGACTGAAATACGTCTTTCAATGTTTGAGTTCCAATGTTTTGTAAGTCCAAACTATCTCGCAAAGCGTATAAAGGTGAAATGCCTGCAATACCGTCCAAACTTAGGATTTTGAAGTGTAGAATCTGTGATATAGGCACATCCTGCGCACGCGTTGAAGGGTCGGCTTGATAACGATAGCTAACATTGCCTGTAGAAGTATCTACCGTGACGGTCATTTCATTATTTTCGATGAATTTCAAGGCATGACCACCGTTTTCAATCAAACAAAATGAATTGCCATTGATGAGCAAGTTTGTCATAACCGAACTCCAAAAATTGAAGCCTGATCTGATGTTATCGACGTCGGGATCGTTCAACATCTTACTGATTAAAGGCGTTGAACTGATGAACGGACATGAAGCAACTGTATTGCTGATTGTTGAAATCGCTGAATACACGTCTGGATTGCGCAACACGCTTTTCCCTGCATAGAAGTCACTATCTGAACTCATTGAAACCAAGGCGTCCAAAAAGGCGTCACTTGAATCTGGTTGCGGACTTGTGTTTGTGTTGTTAATTAGTAGTCCCATTATTTACCTCCTCTCTTTTCAATATTTATGATTACTGCTAGCAATACTAGTGTTAAACCTGTCGTGATTAGCCCAAAATTCAGACTGAATAAAAAAATACCTAAATTAAAAAGCACCAAACCCAAAATAAAAAAATAGGTTTGAAGTGCTACCTTAGAAGCTAAAGTTTTCATAGTATTCATTTGATTTTTCCTCTTTATTTAATAGTTGATCGCTAACAAACTTCCAAGCGAATTGAATGCTTACTAGTGGATCAATTCTGTTTGAGTACCGTGTCTTATCAATAAATCCAACGCCTGCACTACTTGAACGCCATATACTGTTAACAATCGCAATATCCAATAGTGGATTTTTCGGGTGAACAATTTGATTATTAAAAACATATTCACGAAATTGTTTCTCTGAAAAGTTTAAATTTTTAGCACCTTGACTAGTTTCGATTAATGGATAGTTTTCTTTCTCAAACTCTCCTAACAAATAACCAAAACTCCATGGATCGTAACAGATACCCAAGACATCTAAATTATTTCTATCAACCATGTTTTTGATGAAATTGAATATCTGATCGTAATCAATAACGCCACTTTGCAAGTCGGTTATCGTGCAATATCCTGCGTCCGCTAAACTTGTGTAATTAATCTCGTCTTGTTTTTCTTTTTCGATTAGTCCGAACTTCGTTCCTACCCAAGAGTGAGAATCAGTATAATATCTACCGTCATCAAGTGGGACAATCCAAGAAATGGAAGTTAAATCACCAGCCTTGCTTAAATCAGCACTGAGAATAACTTTTTTATTCTTTATATCAATTGGTTTAACTTCTGTTTTTTGCCAATCGTCTAATTTCAAAAAAGTATCTTCTGAATTGGCTCGCCATAGATTGAAGTTTTTCACTAAAATAGGGTTCAAATCGTTTTGAGCTAAAGCACTCTTTAAATCTTGATGAATTTTTTCAGTCATTTTATTTCTAATCGAATCAACCTCAAATAGGGGGTTACTTTTGATCCACGTTGAATCGTCATATACTTCGTTTTCGTTATCTTGTTCGTAAACAGCTATGAAAGTATCGTCTAATGAGTTCTTGCCGCTTAAAACGTCTACATACGTCTTATAATCCTGATACATTGCGCCTTTTAGGTTGAACCCACTTGTTGAAATGATACATAACAACGCATTATCCTGCTGGCCTTGTCCACTTTTTAAAACGTTAACCACATCATGATTTTTAGCGCCGTGGTATTCATCAATGACTGCCAAACAAGGATTATAGCCGTCTAATCGAGAAGTGTCGGCACTCGGTAAAGGTTCGATGAATGAATCTGTTTTTGTATCGAATATTTCTTTTTTTCTGACGTTCAAACGCTTACGCAGTGAAGGACTAATCGTACATAAATGGTTTAAGTTTGATCTTGCCATATTGAAAGCGAGTGTTGCTTGTGTGAAGTTATTTGCTACATTAAGAATTTGCCTGTTTCGTTTCGGTTTGTTTTCCAAAAGCAAAGTCGCAATTTCAATACAACTTGCTAAATACGATTTTCCATTCTTTCGAGATAGAGAAATAAAAGCGTTATGGTAACGTCTGTTACCTTGTTTATCTCGCCAACCATACAACTCACCAATAATCCATTTCTGGAACAAAGCTAGCTTAATTGGTTCGCCTGTTGGTGACGGAATTAATTCCATGAACTTAATTGCTTTGTTTGCTTTTTTATTATCAAAATGATATTCAAAATTTTCTCGCTTGCGATCATTTAATTCTCTTCTGCAAGCCTCTTCAATTTTTCGACATGAAGGAATCCCACCGTTCACAACTTTGTTGCAATATTCCAATACATAATCAGTCATTTTCATCACTTAGAAAGCTAACCAACGGGTCAACATTAGAATCGTTGTTCTGAATTGAGTTCATGACTGCCGTAATCCTACGATTATAAGTAAGGTTCAAGTCGTTCAGTAATTGAGATACATTTTTCAGACTTGTATTGCGAATCATAATAGCTGGATTGCGTTTATTTTTGATGATAATGCCGTCTTTGTTGATTAATTGAGTTGCTTGAGCCAAAATATCTAACTCTAAAGCTAGTTGGCTTAAATCAATTCCGTCAATCGAACTCAAGGGGGTGTTGTCTAAGTCGATCATTTCAATTAACTTTTTAAAAATAAATTTTTGGTGTCTATTCAACGAATTAGAAGCCTTAATTTCTTTTTTTTGCTCCTGTAAATTCCTTTTTGCTTGCTCTCGGTCTAATTTTCTAACTTTGCTCTCGTGTCTATTTGCGTTTAAATCTATTGCCATTTTCTCACCTTCTATTTGTTTAAATTTCTGCAAGTGTTATAATCAATCTAGATAGTAATTCACGAATATTTTTTCAAAAAAAAATAAAAAGCACCAAATTTTCATTTAAAAACTAAAAAAGAGCAAAAAATTTTTTGCAAAGTCAAGCCTGTATTGCACGGTCACCATGGCAGCCCCCCATTATTCATCGTGGGGGTGTCTGGTGGCTTTTTTTCGTGCGCCATAAAGCTATCTCTACTTACTTATATAATTCTTGTTCTTGTCTAGT